GAGTTCTAGCCACCACACCCCCTGCCAAGCGCATTTCAAAGTCCCTGTCTGCACTATACGCTTTAACGAAAATACTAGCGACCATTTTCGTGCCAACAGGTTGGGCGGGGTGTGATTTTTCTACATAATGTTCGCCAGTTCCAGTACTCTCAACCAGTTTATCTACGGTTGTTGTTCCGTCGGGTGCAGCGACAGCATTGGCCGTTATAGTTGCATTTACCTTACCCCAAGCAGCATTACTAAAATCCTCGCTCCACGTCAGCAGATTCGTCCGCTGCTCCTCAACCAGCAGCCCCTTGCACTCGCCAGTCTCAGGATCGTAATCAATACGCGCAGTATCAATCGGCACTTCTTCAATCAACCCCAGAGCATTAACACGGGTCGCTGTAGATGCGCGGGTTACGTCCCAAGTCTGAGGCAGCGTTTTAGGCTCTAGGCCGTATTGCTCGTAGAGTTTGTGTTCGTTCTTGGTGAAATCGGATGACAGTGTGGGCGCTACAGACGGCTTGTATTGCAGGCCGTAGTAGTCGTTCGCCTCATCTGTGCCGATTAGCTCGCCGGAGGCTGTGCCGATATCCGCCAGTGCCGCACTACCCAGCTCATCAATCGTCAGCGTTGCCTGCTGCCAGTTTGCGGCTCCAGTTGCAGCGGAGATACATAGCCAGATCTCACCAGTGCTAGTATTGATCCAGCGCGAAAGCGGCTCATAGCCTGCTGTGTCATCGTCAGAAGCAGTCGGGTTCGTAGTTGCAGTCAGGTTATCGAATCGTTTTGGTTCAAACAGATTAGGTATTTGGGTGAAGTTCTCATTAATGAGATCTCCTCCCTCTTTTATAGTCATAGTTGTTGTCGGAGATGTGTCCAACGGGGCTGGATTATAAGCCATTTGTTTCTCCTATCAGATGTTGTCGTACATTGCGCCGTCTATAAAAGGTACTCCTATAGGAGACACCCCGTACTCGGTGGTGGAGCCGGACGTATAGGGGAATACTACCATCTTACATAACGAGAAAGTCGAATCGGCCTCTAGGACGATACCTAGTCTGGTAAAACCTGATGAACTTGTCCCAATGTAAGCACATGGTAAGTACCACGCCGGTTTTTGAATGCCTATTGATGCGAAAGTCCCACCATCGGAAGAAGGATAGTATTTGTAAGTGCCCCTTACAGGAACATCCGTGAAATAGTCAATCTCTGGCCGATGTGCCTTTACTGAAAGTGGTACACGCAGAGAGTCGCTAGTGTAGACTAAATTCCCCCCTGTATCAAAAGTAGAAAGACCGTAGCTCTCTTCAACCTGAACGCTTTTCCTCGGAAGAAAAACGTATAACTCTACACCCGGTACATATCTCCCCCCCGACATAAATGCCACATACCACGTAGTTGGATTTACCTTATGTGGTCCCACCATGGATATTTTTTTACCGACTTGAGATGCTGCAAATATGATTGGTATCTCATCTGCCGGAACAGTTATACTGTAACCATCAGAGTAATAGTATACGTTTGAAGGTCTGTATCTATAGCCCGGTGTAACATATTTCCCGTAGAAATAATAATTGTCCCCATATGATGCTATAACAGGAGACAGATCATCACCATAAAATTCTATACCATATGACATATCACCTACCTACAAGTTGTGCATATATAGTTGTCTTTGAGTGGTATGGCCTCGCGGGTACGTATACCTCTCTGAGAGTTATCTCGATAATTGTATTACCCTGACCATTAGGTGTTACAGAATAACCAAGATTGTCATAGAGACAAGTAGTTGCGTGGGATCTTGATGTAAAATCCGCCAAACTGTCCGTTAACGAATTGAGGTACGCCCCTCCTACGAAGAGTTTAAAGTCTGTGAATTCAGGGGGTACTACCCAGTATTTAGTGGTCTCTCTCCCATGAACAACTGGACTCACAACCCATTGGTCAAGAACAACCCAACCATAATCTGACGAGGAGTTATAGAGTAACCCATTACCATTATATACCTCAAATCCGTAGGCCATACCACCTCCTTAAATAATTGGATTTAAATTACCTAACCTTACTCGCAAAACTCCGGCAGCATCATACACCTCGATCCTGTCTTGGAAGATTTCCAGCCTTTGTCCGGTGGATGATTCACTTATCCTCATTGTTTTATTATCAAAATCTATTTTAAAGTTTTCATCCGAGGATTGAATAACACCCGCAGTTAGTGTCCCCATATTACCACTAATCGCACTAAGTTCCGTCACATCCAGTTTGTCTGCGCTAACACTACCCGCCTGAATTTTAGGCCCACTAATCGTGTCGTCCGTAATAACTACACCGTCTAATGTGGCAGGTGTTGTAGCCAAGACACTCGAAGAAAAATTACCAACTGTGTCCGTGACAGACACGTGTCTTATCCAGTAGTAGAAATCACCCCCTGTGTCATTCTCGTTAGAATCTGAGAAGTAGGTGGTTGAGCTTGCACCAACCTTTATTGCAGTACCGATATCATTCGTGGTTGAACGCCAGATTTCAGTGTACGAATACCCAAAGAATGTAGGCGCAGTCCATTTTATATTGACGTTACGGAATAACCCTGTTGCGGTTAACCCCGTTGGGTTTGTAGGGACAAGTATATCCACTTGGTTTGTAGCGTAAGCAGATACATTGCCTGCAATATCTACAGCAGCAACCCAATATACGTATTGTCCTGCGTCCTCTCCGACAACCTCTATGTATGTTGTTTTTGTCTCCGCCAAAAGAGTGCTGTTGTCAAAACCAGTCCCAGTTGAAGGAGTGTTTCTACGCACAATGTATCGGTCAATGGGGTAGTCTGTACTAGGCGCTGTCCAAAACACTTTCGTTATATCCCTTACGAGACTTGTGGACAAACCAGTAGGAGTATTGATAGCTGGTGTAGACGCATTGACAATTGCAGATGTCTGACTGTAAACACCAAACCGGGTCTTTGCAGCCACATAGTACGTTTCACTACCTTGTTGATAACCAACATTAGTTCGATTACTTGTTGTTCTCTCCGGCAACCCAGCAGAGTTACCGAAGTTCGGATCCGTCCTAATTTCGTAATACTGGAAATCAGCATCAGTTGCTTCATCCCAACTCAACACAGTCCCGTCTATAGTGTGTGCGAAAGTTGCTCCTGTGATATTCTGGGCAGCAAGTCCTTCTGGAACCTCTACAACAGATACGTCCGTGTAAGGTGAGAACGTCCTGTTCTGCCCGATAGTTCTAGCCCGTAGGTTGTATGTCTCACCACGAGAAATGCCTTGTACGATGAATTGTGAGGAATTCTGAGGGATTTCGTAAGTAATCCAATCTGGCGTAGCATCTGGGTTGGTTGGGTCTACAAGTTGTACTTGCAGTTGATAGCCTGTCACCTGATTAATGTCAGCAACGCCACCAATCTGGATATACATCACAGCACGGCTTATATCGAAGCCAGCAAGATTGACTACAAATTCTGGTGCAACTGGTGTAACATAATCAGGTCTTGTTGTCAGACCTGAATCAAATACAGGTATTGTGCCATCATCGTAGGTGAATATCTCATTTGCAGCGTTGAGGAGTGTAAGCGAACAAGACAGGTCTTCACCATACTCTATATGATCTACGATACAATCTAGGGTCTCATTCCCTAGTTCACCATAGACGATGAGGTCTCCTATAGACATACAAACAGGGAAAGATTCTGAGAATACCCACTGACCATCGCCTAAGTATTTACCAGACATTGTGTAGAATGTTCCATCAGAACATCTGATCTGGAACCCATAAGTGACAACATCTTCACCGTTATTCCAGTAAACATCTTCTGAGTTGAACAACAACACGGTATCATTGAACAGATAATTAACACCTTCTATATCATCAGGTAAGCCAATTGTTTCGTCTAGGTATACTCTGTTACCCTCTATCGCCTTAATTCGACCAGCACCTAAACCTACATCAATGACATCATGTTGCAACCTTACCATGTCTCCACGAACAGCAACCATTCCTTCAACATCGGTATTGACTTTATAGGCTTCTCTACGAAGTTGCTGTTCGTAATAAGCAAAACGGGCATGTTTGTAAGCAAGGTCTCGGTCACTAACTCCCCAGAAGTCGATTGAGCTAAACTTACCAGACCGTTCTGACGGACTCAGTGCAGGATCAAAAAAGTAATCTTCGTCCTTTTGGTAATCTTTATCTTTGTTCTGGAAAGTGAATTTTATCCCGTCTGTCTGTTCTGGATAGTTACGAGTCGAACTAAACCCACTTGTATTCTTTGGTGTAAATACTTGGACAGGTGTATATTTTGCAATCTTCTCAACTACACCATATTGACCGTCTACAAAACCAAACTCAGCACGTCCTGTAAATGCAATCTGACCAAGCTCTTTCATCAGAGTTGATTCATAATCAATCAGGCTTGAGATAATCCAACCATCTGTTGCGCAACGGTTCTTCCAAGTCAAGAGTCCGTCTAGGTCTAGCCTAGAGTTTGATAGTGGGTTAGAGTTCATTGGGCCTTGCAGCAACCAACGATAAGCATCTGCTGGATTCTCTGAAGGGGCCAATGCTAGGTTGTACCAATCACGCCAATCAAGGCTCCATTGCGATGGGTATACACTTGTTGCATCTACGTTCAAGTTATCAATCATTCCAGATAGCTGATCCGTAGCTTTGATCTCAAGTGCAATGATTACAGGTTTAAATACTTCAACAGCAGCCCCGTTGATATATCTAGGTGGAACTTTCCCACCGATCAAATTATCAAACTCTTGCTCAGTTGTATTACGAATAGAACGTATCACTGACCATTCAACTGTGTCTTGGAACTTACTATTGTCCGGAGTATCAACTGGGCTGATTTTACGTGAACGGAGGTTTACTGGCGTTACAACATTGGGTATATTGTAAGTGATGTTTGATCTACGTTGTCTGGCACTACTTCCGGTCTTAGTTACACTTGAGACATCCGTACCAGTATAACCCTTGATGTGGGAGATGCCATCTTCGGTCTTGAATACAAACGGGAGGGCTGCTGCTGGAACATTCCCTTCTGGAGCTACAATCACCCATTCATCATCAGACGGGTCTTGGTACTCGTGCATCACCTTTACAGTACGGGATAATTCTTTGCCTGTCTCTGAATCAATTCTGTAGATACCTCTAGGGTAGAAGAAATCTACACTCACTGTATCTGTCTCTGCCGCCGCTGTCCTTGTTATAATTGTAGGTGAGGGAGCATTAGCAAGAGTTACATTGACAGACTCTTGACTAATATCAGAGGGCCAGATGGCACGTACAGAGTCCAGTGAACGGTTTTGGTAATGGTCTAATACTGCAAGTCTGTGCTCATATTCGCTGATTGCAGTATCGCCTATACGGATGTTTTCGATCAGAAGAGGTCCGTAACCTACGCATAGGAGCATCTTGAACCATTCGTCTTCACCTCTAACTTCCGTGTAAGGTAATGCCTGAAGTGCAGGTACGACTTGACGTTTGCCTAATATAACGGGTATGACATCATATGCACGGGCTTCGTTTCGGGCACCAGAGATACGTGCAAGCTGTTTATTCTCGGACAACTCTGGGCTAGCAAAATCGGCAGCTGCAGGTTTATACAGGAAGAAAGATACAGCCACAGCAGCTACAGCAGCAGCGATTGCCCATCCAATTGCAGCAGAAACACCCGGAACACGAGTAATTGCTAGGATGTCGGAATTAGATGGTTCGTAGAAATCACTTACATTCTTACCATTTACAGACACACTGACAATGTTCTTATCTGCAACAGGTACAATCGAGTCTACAACTTCTTTAACCGTTGTCCCAACTTCTGCTTTAATGTGGCGAGGTTTTTCTACAGGAGATTCTTGATAAACTACCGAGAAAAACTCTTGTGCCTGTAAAACCCGCTTATCTTGTTCTTCCATCGTATACTCCTGAAGCTCTCTATGACACTACCTGTTCCAGTGTTACAGTGCAGCATGTTCGTGTTGTCTAATACAAAACCAATATGTAGTGGTGTACCTTTTGATCTAAGGATAATCAAATCACCAAACTTGGGTGTATCTACTTGATCAAAATCTTGGTAGGTGGCTGATCCGTGTAGTAGTTTTGAGCAAGACTCATTGCCACACTTATCAGCCGTTATATGTGCGTAGTCAGGTAGATGTATGTCGAATAGATCAGCATACAATGCTATACACAATCCGTAACAATCCAACCCCGAATCTTTACCAATATCTCTTCCACCATCTACATATCTTATACCGACATATCTGCTTAAATCTTCCATAATTTATGCCGGAATATTTGCCCACAATCCGGGGGCAGTTGTAGGTGTGAACTTCAGGGAAGGTATTGGTTCGTTGAGTACAGGTTCGACTGTCAGTCTTAAAGATATTGCCGAAGAGTTAAAGTCGAAAGACTCAACCTCATACTCTATGGGACCAATCTCAACAACATCTGGTGTAGATGCTAATACAACTTGCAAGTTGATCTTAGGTGATCTCTTATTAGCCCTAAGTAGTCGTATGACTTGCATGTCGCCAGAGTCTAGCTCTAGCCTTACAGAAGGCGTTGTCTCACCATCATCACGTCCAAGTTGAATCTTGAATGAGGCTGGTTCAAACACATACCCGTTAGATGTTACAGGGACGTATTGATCGCAGTATCGTAAGATTTGAGTGCTAAGATCATCTTTAACTATTTCAACAGTCAGTAGGTGTACAAACACCTCGGATGTTTCTTGGGCAAATACTACATCTGTAGATAAGTTTCTCATGGTAGTATCTCCAGATTAAGTGATAACATATAGGTCAAACCACCTAACGCCGTAACTGTTGGTACACTACCACGTCTGAACTTATACACTGCTTGTACTTCTTTGACAGGATCTAGTTTGTTAAAGGGAAGTGATCCATACTTAGTTGTGTCCTCATACCAAGTCATAAATGCAAGGTACTCGGTTCGGTCAAGAATGAATGTCTCAGTTACGTTTGTTGGTACAGCCGTGTACCTGTTGCGGACTTTAGGGAGACCAGCATCAACAGATGTTTCTAGCCTAGAGTTCATAGGTTCACGGCTGTAACTATCCACTTCAGGTCTTGGGTCTATATTACTGGGCCAGTCTATCGTAGCCATATTATCTCCTGATTAAAGAGGGCCGCAGCCCTCAACATTATCGGCGTGTTCCTTTACGAGCAAGTCCATAGTTCTGAGCCATAACAGGGTCCATCTCACCTGAAGCAAAAGAGCCTTTCATTGCATCCTTGACAATCAAACGGATACGTCTTACTCCTTCTGCATCCATATACTCCTCTTGCTCTACAGGGGCTCCATTGGATCGCTGGTCAATGACTTGTATGACAACACCTGAACCAGAAGCTCCGCCCGAACCAACTCTATCGAATACGGCGTCAACCTTGCGTGCCTGATCGTTGGTATAGACACGTTCACCTTTATCCAGTAGCCAAGTACCTTCACGGGGGACAGAGTCGATACCATCGTGAGCCATTGCTATCGGCATGGCTACATTCTGGACAATAGAGCTTAGAACACCTGTCTTGGCGGCTGTAAGAGCAACTGCGGGTAGGTTCGCAGGGAATGGTGCAGATGCCCACGCTGCTGACAACGCCGCCGCATTATTCATTATAACACTTGCTACAGCAAAACCTTTCTGTAGTGCAAACAGTGCCCTGTAAGCTGTTGACTGCTCGCCAGCAAAGGCTCCTGCTAGACCAGACATCTCGGAGAACAGTAACGAGTAGGTAGAAAGTTCGTTAGCAATCATTGCATTATTCAGTGCAACCTGTCTCTCTTGATACGCAGACTGGATCTCATTTTTACGAAGCAAATACTCTTCCTCGTTGAGAAGTTTCGCCTCATTTTGCTGCCGTATTAAATCCATCTCAAGAGTGTGCCATTCTTGCAAACGCAGTCTGTCTTGTTCAAACTTACTTTGCTCAGGCATACCAGCTACATCAGGTGCAGATGTACCTGCTAGAGTTTTACTCAACGTGCCTTGCAGTTTCTGATATTCATTATCAACCATCCTTATCTTAGTAGCCTGATCAGCAGTTGAGTTAACTATCCGAGTAACCATCTGATTATATGTATCATATGCTGGCTGTAGACCGAGCATACTATTTCGGATATTCTCTATTGGTTCAAGAAGTTCGCGTGTACCCTCTTTAGCCTCATTTATAGCTTTTGTGTACCGTTTGCTAATAGCATCTGACAACTCTTTATATAGAGGACTGCTTTGTGAAACAGTTTTGTTCACAATCTCCATTGCATCTTGTTTATCGCGTAACGCAGCAAATGTTGGGTCAAGAGATTTACGTAGAGAGTCTAGGTCCGATTTCCAGTCGCGGGTTGAGGAGGATGTCTGTCGAAATTCATTTTGCAGACCTCTTATCAACTTAGACTCAGCTAAAACTTTTTCAACAAACTCTGTTGTGACTTCAACACCCTGTTCTTTAGCGATGGCATAAGCCCTCGTCAGAAGTATGGACTCAGCCCGTTGTCGGTTTGCATTAGACTCAGCATTAATTTCAGAATCAAGTGCAGAGACGACATCATCAACTGTTCTAATACGACCCTCAGTCTCTTTGTTGACACCCAGCATTGTGGCGATATATTCTCTCATCCCGCCAATAACGTCATCCCCAAATGCTTTGATCCCAGCTTCTCGCAATCTTCCTAATTGGGTGGTGTGCAACTCATGCTCCCGCCTTAGACGATCTACCAACTTAATTTGTTCTTTTACATCAGTCCTATCGTATATATCCCGCTCACTCATGTACTCTAGCTCTTTTTGAGCGGCGGCTAGTTTTGAAGATGATTCAGCAACCTTGGCTTGGATGTCAGCCATCTTAATACCAATCTCGGTTGCTGACAACTCTGCGTAAGAGTCTTTTATAGCGTCATACGACTTTGCTAAAAGATCGTTAGATGTTGTCAGTTTATCAACTTCTGCTTTAAGTAAAGCCGTGTCGGTTTTGTTCTTTACGAACAGATAGGCCAGTCCACCTAGTGCAGCGGCCACGGAAAGAATAACGCCAGCAATTGCCCCTATGGATATTGCTAGAGCCGCTAAACCTAGTCCTGCTGTAGTTCCAATAAACGTAGCAACAGCAGCCCCAGCCCCGGCAATTTCTGCTTTAAAATCACCTAGTGATTCAGCAACTTCAGTAATACCTTCAGCCAAACTCCCGCTACCACCAAAGGCTTTATCAATCTCACCAAACGTAACCATCACGGAGTCACGCAATGCTTGCAGGCTCTGACTTACAGTACGGGTAGCTCGTCCGAATTGCTGATCTATCCCATCAGACATCAACAGGATACCTTCGAGAAGCATCTCTGTGCTAAATCGTCCTTCTGTAGCTAAACGCTTCAAGTTACCTAACGTGGCGTTGATACTCGGATCAACCTTGTTCAAGGCGTCTGCCATCAACTGAGCAACAGCAGGGGTCTGTTCAATAATACTGTTAAGTTCTTGTGCTGAGGCTTGAAAGTTACCAGACAATGCTTGTGAGAACTGTAGCAACGCACCCTCGGCACCTTGAGCAGATGCACCGGACATAGCAACAGCTTTAGATACAGATTCTGTAATGCGTAACAGATCCTTGTTTTGGAAAGACATATCCTTTGTAACGCGAATCATCTTCGCATAGACATCCATTGTTGTATCTAGTGCAGTACGCGACTCAATAGATACATTCAGGAGTTCCCGTGTGGCTTGGGTAAGGTCAACTGTACCACCTGTTACAACAGCAAGCCTGTTCTGAACACCTGTGTAAGCATCTGCAAGACGGACAGCTTCAGCAGCGATATGTCCAAAGGAGTATGCACCGAATGCACCACCTATTGCTAATGCAGCCATGCGGAGTTTGTCAGCACTAATACCTGCTCTTTTCTGGGCATCGTCTAAACCGAGCAATTCGCGCCTACGTTTCTGTATCGCGGCATTGTTACGAATCAGGTCAGCATATTCTTTGGTGTAAGTTTGGGCAAGACGTGCCTGAGATTGTGCAAGCTGTTTTTGTAGAGCGATAGATTCACGTTGTTTTACATTCTTCTGGACTAAACCTTTCTCATAAAGAGCAGCTTGAACCTTACTAGACTGATATTGTTTACTCAGTTCATTCTCAGCTTTAGCAAGCTGTTGTGCAGGGGAAAGTGCTCGCACTAACGATTTCTGGTAGGCTTCTACCTGCCTAGCTGTTTCCCTCGTTTGAACTAAGTGCTTGTATTGTGCGCTATCTAAATCCTTCAGGCGTTGTTCCCAAAACTCAGCAGAGTTGGCGGCATTTTTCATAGCCCGTGCTGTGGCGTCAATACCTCTTGAACTTCCACCTGAACCGCCAGACATTCCTCCAATGTCAAGACTAATGAGAGTTCTCTGCAACTTGTCTGCTGCTGACTGAATACTCTTAAGGGATTGCTTGATCTGCTCTGCACCAGACTTGGCTTTACTTGGATCAATTATAAACGATAATCTTTTTTCACTCATAGGTAGTACCTAAATAAAAAGAGGGACATCTCATTTACGAGAAGCCCCTCTGGTTTTACTTTTCTGCTTAGAATGTATGTGATCAAGATACACACTATCCAACTCGCAGATTATATAACAGAAGGTCTTTAGATCATCTTCTATCGTACCAATTGTCAGTGCATAGTTGGTTATTTCAGAGAGTGGAATACTACCTACTGTCTCTTGAACAACTTGCCTAGAATTACTCAGCAAAAAGAATGTCTCAATATACCAAGAAGAGATTAGATCAATCTCAGGTTTCTCAGCAAGTGCCTGTGGCATCTCACCAGTCTTCTCATATTTTGCTTCTAATAACCCTAGAGAAGAACCCCACTTGAGTTGCCACTTCAGAACATCCGTTACTTTTTTACAGTATCTTCGACAGATTCACGCTTAAAATTGTCAAGCTGTTCAGAGTATTCAGCAACAAACTCTCGGAGTTCATAATTCTCTTTGAGGACGGTCTTGGCATTTTCTACGCTATACTTCATTTCAACAGCTTCACCAGTAGACTCGTCAATGCGACCAACACCTTCCCAATCTAGAAGAAGTCCTTCCGCCATTGCTGCACACAGTAGTGTTTCATTCTGCTCTGGAGAAAGGGTGTTGTTCTTAATCTGTTTAGTGTATGGCTTCATTAGGCGATTGATTGCAGCGATATATTTCTCAGATCGTTGTGACGCAATCTTGAACCGAGCACCACAAAAATCAACCCACTGACCGTTTACTTTTTTGTTGTCATCAAAGGCATTTGCAATAAACATATTTTAAATCTCCGTTCGTGTTGTTCGTGTTAAAATAGCCGCCAACAACCCACGAACTAAATTGAAGGCGACTAAACTCTGTACTAGAAATTATTATGGTGTAGCTGTGATTACCAAAGAGGAGTTTTCTGTTGGATCGTATAGTGCTGTAAATTCAGCAGAGAACATGACATCTTGATCTAGACCACCGGAAGAAGGTGCTTCACCAGAAAGTTTGGCGTTAGGTACTAGAAATACGTAACTATTTGTTCCATCAGAGATTGTATATTCGAGGCTGATAGACCCGTTACTTAGTGCTGTTTCATACAAAGCAAAGGATTCAGCAGACAAGTACATTTCAACAGAACCAGTGATGGACGCAGTACCTTTCTTCTGATCTTTTGGGGAGTCTTTACCAATACAGGTTGTCTCACGAAGGGCGTTATCCAGTGTAATCTCAAGACTGTTGATACAGATGTCAGTAGTCACACCATCAATCTTTACTGTACCAATATCTGAAGAGGCATTTACAACAGGAGTAGTTGTAGCTGCATTAGTACTACCTGTACCTACCAGAGAAGTGGAACTTGTTGCAGCACCAGCACCAGCGAAAGTGAAGCTGCCTGTAAGGATCTCACCGTAAGCCATGGACAGGGACATTGAACCCACACGCATACCAGAGAAGGATGCGAACTTAACAATATCGCCATATTCCTTTTCGATACTGTAGGAGGAGTCTACAACACCAACCTTGAGCTGGCGGCTACCTAGGACGGGTGTGTCACCTTGCCATGTTGAGCACATTGCCGACTCAATGAAGTCGTCAAAAGATGCCGCAGAGAACTCAAAGCTTACATCTCCACCTACAGTGAGGCCCACCTTAGGCATATCACTGGTCATACGGTCTGTCCGAATCTCGGACGATGTGGTGGTGGTAGGAGTTGCTGAGAGAGATTCAGATGTATATCGGATTGTTTCCCAAACACCATTGGTAGGGGTCGTGTCGTAAGTGACTTCTGGAATATATCGAAGCACTACCTGATTTGATTCACTCATATTATTTCCTCAAAATTATGTAACAACAAATGGGACAGTGACTAAGGCGAAAGATAATTCACCCGTTCCCTTATCCACCAACTTCTCTGTAACAACACTCCCGGCACGAGTAACGACAGAAGAATTATTCAGACGTTTTCGTTCAAGAGATGTAAGTACAGCATCAATGATTTCATATACACGTTTAGTTCCAAGCGATCTTGGATCATTTTGTATACGCTTAACTTTGATTGCTACGTGGATAAGACCTGTGTGACGTGTAGTGGAGCCAACACCTTTCAGAACAGTGAAGCCGTCACCCATATCTATATGTAGTGACACCCATTCACTAATCCCGCCCTCATTAAACGGATTGGGCGGGTATTCAACAACAGTCTCTGAGTAATTGGTACTGAAATGTGTAATGATGGCTGAACGTATCTGCGAAGGCATTAGGTTCATTTCTTTATTGCCTCCAACATGTTGTTATAGGATAGTTGCCAATATCTGTATGGGCCTGATTTACCCCAGCCTTCAAACTCAGCTTCTATGTTGTACTCAGTGGCGTTCACAATATAGATCTTGTCCCAAGCACCCGCTGATTTAACTTTAGTTATACCTTTTGAGTAGGTAACTTTACCATCCTCATCCTCGTAGGGGTTTTCACCATCTGGGGCATAATTTACACCAACCTCTGTATTTGCCATAAGGTTGCCTTCAAGGACAGGCGTATTACCATTAGAGTTGTAGTGTTTGGTGTCTTTCCAGTGGTTTGTTGGGGATGTTACTTCCTGTAAGAATTCGTCACCAGCTTGTGTTTTAGCAGCTTTAAGTTCGTCCTCAACTATCTCATCAAACCATTCACCAAGATTATCCCACCCATTCATACACGCCTCACATAGATGTTGTAAAAGACACTGGCATTATCTTCGTCATATTTAACGACACGCCACTCACCGTCTAATACATCATTCTCTTCTGGGGTGAATGTCAGATCATCTTGTAGGATAGTGAACTTGCGATCATCTAATGTGAGGCTCATCTTGTCCACTAGGCTGGATTTAATGTTGCGAAACATCCCGCTCACTGTCTGGTCGATACCGTTTGTACCACCTGTGTAAGACTCAGTTACTGGATCAAATATCCCATTAGTAGCAGATCGTTGATAACGTACAGATGTTAGGTTTGAACCAAATTCTCTTATCCAAGCATTTGCAATCTCACGCTTGATATTCTCTCTAAACATATTCCCTCCTTAACGTGGCCAATATCGTTCTTCGTCTACTGGATATAGCTCAGGGAATTGCTTATCGAATTGTATACCACCTTTTGTGAAGGATGGTTTGACAGTGGTGCTATCATTACGTGTATTATCAAACTGTGCTCGGTCAATACCACCGAAGAAGATAGGAAGTACGCCAGAGGATCTAGCAATAGTTGCTTGCTTAGACAACTCCTCATAGAGCATCTTAAACTGATTAGCCTTGTCGCGATATTCAATACGAACATCATCCACTTCAGCTACATCAGCTTTGTGTAGATATTGTGTCCAGAGTGCCTGAGCCAAACCTTTAGCCGCATCTAGGACACGGTTGTTATTGGTCAGAAGTAGGGCTGAGATTGTTTCGTCTTGGAAATACGGAGCAGCCTCCGTCACATCTTGGATAAGGAATCTTACTTGAGAGACGGGATCAGATAAATCTGAATTGAATGTAAAAGCCATTTAGCCTCCTAAAAGAATATGTCAGCGGGGTGGTGTGGACGGAGATGTGTCGTTGCTGGATATTACGCCGGAAGAATTTGTTCCGTGTGGTATTGGGGGAGGCTCCGGTTATAAACACACTTGCTGAAAGCCTGTCAAGAACTTCCTAACAGGCTTTGGACAAGAATGCTTAGTTGCTTGTTACTAACTTAACAATCGCTTGAGGCATTCGGTTCAAGTGCAGGGTGTTGAACTCTGCAAAGATGTCGTAGCCAAATCCACGCCCGTCAGTGTATTCCCAAGCATACATGCTCTCACCCAGAGTATTCACGAAATCGAGATGATCTGCTGGGCCGTTGTAAGCCTCAAACATGCTGCTCACATCCATTGGTACGGCGTAAGCGGTGTTAGCTTCAATCAGAGCTTCCACAGTACCATCCTGCTTGGTAAAGCTGCCACGATATTCTACGAAGGTCAGACCTTGGTGATCGAAAGAGCGATACAGACCAGAACCAAGACGATCACGCAATACCTGAACGCCAGCAGATTGATTGGTGTTCATGTAGAACTGGTAAGCAGATTCTACTTTAGCGTGGGAAACTAGCTTCTGGAAGAAGGTTGGGGAGCACAGTACAACGACATTGTTTACAATATCGCCAGACAGGATGTTGTCCTGAATGTGTGCAATTACTTCTTCAATCTTATCACCAACCTTGGTAGTAGCTGTACCCAGAACAAAATCTACGGATTTTTGGGATACGCCAAACGTAGTGTAGTAGTTGGCTACAGAGTTACCGTTTGGAGTTACCAGATTACCCTTGATACCTTGTACGGCTAGGTACTCTTTGGTGATACCGATTTGTTTCTGCATACGTTCCAGTTTACGCATACGAGCCATAGCCAGAGTATCAGCTTCGTTGTCAGTACCGGGACGGCGGCGACCCTGTAGGTCTTTTGGTTCGATACGATCATGGATCTGAAAGTGAGGGATGTTGAAAGCATAGGTTTCAACAGACTCATTAGCACCTTCGATGTTGTGGCGAGTACCACGGCGAGAGTCACCGAGAAGGGTTAGTGTATTGTTGATCTTATCCAGAGTTACGGTATTGTTAGATACGCCTACATCAGAATATAGACCCATCTGAGTAACCAGACCCCAAGTGTTAGGGATCAGTTGAATCTCATTGGTTAGGTCTGTAAGCTGGTATGGATTCTGAAAATCACGAGCAGTTTCCATTATTAAATCTCCTTAAAATAATTCTTAGTTGCCAGAACGGGTCTTGATGCCGAGAGCTTCAATAGCAGCAACAGCAGCAGCACGTTCAGCAGTGCTGTGTGTGTTTACAAACACCAGACCACCATCACGAACAATCATTGCTCCGTTTACAGCAGCAGTTACAGTGGTGTCAGTGGTGGCAGCTACAGAGACGTTCTCAAGTAGGATAGCAGCAGCAACCTCAGCACCTTCCTCACCAACAACTACAGCGGCATTAACTGGAACGTATTTACCGGTTGCGGTTACTTTGCCCAAAACAGTACCAATCTTGTAATCGGCAGCAGCAGC